GTTGGCCCGAAAATCCATGGAATATGTCGTAGCGGACGCCGCTCCCCAATACGAACCGAAGCTATTGCCGGTGCCGTCCGCTACCGCTCGATATTGGTAAGAGGAACCAGTTGTGTGTTTTTCCACATACCATCTGTTTGCCGATGAAGCGTTATCCGACACAGAAAAAATCAAGGCGCTATTACCCAAGTCAGAAGACTGCGTAGCGTGCATCCTGCAATGCAGCCAGATGTCGGGAAAGTCGGCTTGCGCCAGATTGAGCGAAAATCCGATGGCGTGGTCCCCGACTTGAGGGAACTCCACTTGTGCGTCGGTATAGGCCGAATCCCGACCCGTCGAAGCCGTGGAATGATAGGAATCAAGCCCAAGAAGGGAAGCGAAGTTTCCGGCGAAAAGGATCGACATGGCGGCTGTTTCCTAGGGTTCGTAGATGACGTTGATCGCGGCCTCGGTGATGCCCGCACCCGTGATGACGTTGAGGGCGAACTCCGTAATGCCTGCGCCCGTGATGACGTTCAGGCCCTGCTCGCTCAGGAACAGTTCGTAGTTCGGCGGGGGCGGGCCACCGTCTGCCTGTCTGCTAGACAGTATCCCGATGAGCGTCGGTATGGTCATGCGAGGTCGCCCACAAGGATGTAGCTGTTCGTCCCTACCGGGATGATCGACGCCGAAGAATACCTTACCCGAAGCGCCACGTTACCGTCTGCCGAGTTGAGAGTCACGCCGCCTCCTGCGGTGACAGTAACCGTCCCGGTGCCCTGCCGAACGATCAGCACGGGAGAAGTCCGCGTCAGACCAGAAGGTATGTTCAACGCGACCGCGCTTCCAGAATCCACCAGAAGGGTCTTGCCGCCCGAAAAGTCGGTGTTCGTAAGATCGCGCGAAGAAGAAACCGTTGATGTAGTAATGTCCTCAACCCACTCGACCCCTGTTTCGGCGCTGTTAACCCGAAGAATCTTGCTGGCGTTAGATGTAGTCGTTGGCAAGGCCGAAGGCGCGTCCACGAACTCAAGAGCCGTCTCACCAGAGTTCACGGCTACCAGCTTGTTGCCATGACCGCTGTAACTTCCGGGCGTGTCAGTAAGATCAAGGAAGTCTTCGGCACCCCCCGAGGGTGCATCATCAAACTCCACCCCATCTTCGGTAGAGTTCACGACGAGAATCTTTCCAGCCTGTCCGGTGTAATCCGATGGCGTATCGGTGAGGTCAAGCAAGGTCAAAGAGGGTGTTGCAACGGGTTGCAACCCGAACGTCTCTGAGACGGCATCGTAAGTCAGGACATACCCGGTAACGAGGTCTCCCGGATCAATGTCCACATCGGGAACCGCAGCAAGACCCGAGATTTCTGTAATGGCCGGAGTCCAGTCAGTTCCCGTCCATCGCACGGTGTTGGAAGCCGATTCGACATAAACCAGCATACCGACTACAGGATCAAAGAACCGCCATGCGTCAAGGAAGACAGCGATCTTGTTTGCCTGCCCTGCCCATGCTCCGGTAGCACCCGAGGGGGGCACGATGTAAGTCACCCCAAGAGTAGGGCTGCCCGGTGGCGTGGTTTGAGTCCGGGACACGGCGCTTGGGTGAACCAAGGTGTCAAGGATGACCAGCGCCTCGTTGAATAGAACCTCCTTCTGGAGGGCGTTCGAGGCCATCAGAGTCATACCAAGGCGGTTGGTCTCAGGCATGGCCTTCTCCTATACGACAAGGAAGCGGGGAAAGCCCCGCCCGACGACAGCCCCGATCTGATAAAGCCTGAGTCTGACTTGGCCTTGAACCGACGCGAAGTCCGTCACCTGTTGACTCTCAGTGTAAAGGAAATCCCTAGACCCTTCAAGGTTGAAGGTGCGGACAACAGGATTAGCAAGGTTCCACGGGTTCCCATCAACGACTTCAATGACGAACCTTTCTGTCCCCGTCTGGTCGCTAACGGTTTCCTCACCAGAAAGCCATCGACCCCGGAAACGGGCGCGAGGAATGATACGCCCCGAAAGATTGCCGTCATCGTCACGTGTAACGGCTCCAAGATCAGGTGCGAACGGGCGAAGGTTGTTACCCCTGAACGGGAAGTTGATGATTGGAGACGGCCCGATGTCCTGACCCTGAGTGGCTGCCTTGAAGACGAGAGTGGAGTTAATCAACGTCTCAAAAAGAGGAAGACGGGAGACGCCGACTTGGCGCAATGCCACCACGTCTTCGTTCGCAACGTGTGTCCGCATGGCCCATTCCGTCCCGCGAACGCCCCGAATCAAATCACGAAAGCCCCATACCCCGGCACCCTGATTTTCGACCGTCAAGGCTTGAACAAGTTCCTGTCCAACGTAGAACACAAGGTTGTCTGAGGCGACGGCTTGCGTGAGTGTTTGAGAGGTAAACCATACGTTCGGAGTCCGGAAGTTGACCACCAGTTCCGAACGGCGATCCACGGTATAGGGTGACACGTCACCGCGAAGCACACTTAGTGCGGTGCCTGCCGGAACATCAAAGGTAGACGCCGCAACCTGCGTATAACTGGTGTCAGGGGCGTCCGCGAGGTCGGAGCCGAATACCGGAACAGATACACCCGCCGATGTATCCCGGAACAAGGCCCCGCCGCCCCAGTTCGGTCCATCGCGGGAAAAGGCTACATAAAGGCCAGTATCGTTCGTGTCCTCATCATCAAAAGATGGCGTGTCCATGATGTGAACGAAAGTCCCCGCAGGAACAAGGCTCCGTTCGCGGCGATAGTCACCCGTGTCAGCGCGAGAGACGATACTTGCTTCGCTGTTCACGTGATCGACCAGACTCATCTTGATGACGAAGTTCGCCCCGAAGTCCATCTTGGTGATACGAGCCGTCTTGAACCCCCCTCTTTCCAGAGGCAGGCGCACGACATCGCCGGGCCGAAGAATCACATACTTGGGCGGAACGGAAATCGAGTAGGACACCCGCTCGCTGATCTTGCGGGCCAGCAACATTTCTGCCGCCTTCTTCATCACGGTTGTCGAACCGGAGACGGGAAGTGAGACAGTTTCAATCAGATTGGACTCCGACACCTGCCGGAACGCCGTAACCTGATTTATGGAATAGTCTCGTGCCGGGTCTTGGAACTCAACCCTGATAGCGCGGGGAAGCTGGAGGTCGTCAATACGAACCCGCTCCATGCGCGGTTGTTCTGTTCCTTCCCCCTCGTCCCCAAAGGTTCGAAGGTCTTCAAGCCGGATAGTAGCCACGGGGTCTCGGTCAGACTCAGCGAAGATCAGCTTCGTCCCGATTTCGGCTGCGTCAAACGGGTGGATTTCCCGCATATATTGGATAGTATCGCGGACCGAAGTCTGCTGCGTGATTGCCAGCCCAGTCGTCTTCATGGTTCGAAGGACGGGCGACACTTCCAGTTCGTCGCCAAGGACAAGACCGACACGAGCGCAGGACTCAACAACGATCTCGTAGACCGATACCTCTCCCTCACGTTCCTCAACTTCGATAAGGAACTGCGGAATGGCATTCCCGAAGTCGGCAAGTTGCAGGTTTTCAATGACGAAATACGCTACGCCCCGGAAGGGCGGAACGTTTCCAACCCCCTCAGTTTGCTCAATAACAGGATCGGGCATCTGCGTTTCGGTTCCGGTGTAGATACGAAGGCTATCATACTGGATGCTTTCCTCAGTCAGTTCCTTCCTTCGTGCTTCCGCGTCACGATCCGCCGATGCGTTGGCGTTGGCGATGCGAGCATTGGTAGTTGGCGGTTCGAGGGGTTCACCACCCGGCTGATCGCGAACGGCGATCCCACCGCTATTGGCAAGGTAGAAGTTATACCGTTCGGCACGATACGCCGCGACCTGATCCTCAATAGACTCGGACTCGTCAAGATCAGGGTTTTTCCATATCAGTTTCTGCTGTGCGAGGATGCGGCGCACAGATCGGATAGGTCCCTCACAAATGCCGATAGCGACCGACGTAGAATACGTGTAGGTGATGACTTTGGGTTTAGGCGGGCCACCTTTCCCGCCCCGCTGCCGGGTCTCATGACGGGTTTCCACAAGACCAGTCGTCCAGAGAAGCTGCCCCATCACCTTCATGGTCCCGAAAACCCGGTTGATGGGTTGTCCGGGGGATACGGCAGGCACGTTCAGGTCTTCGAGCCGCGACCCCTCAATGTCGTCAGGCTTTGGCGCAAAGAGAACGTAAAGAAGCTGGCCGATCAGGGCTATAGCAAGGTTCGCTGCCAAGTTGGCCATGACTTTACCCCTGTTCGGGGTAGATCACCCCGCGCACAAGATACACCTTGACAAGGCGTTTCGTCCAGAAGGGGGACAGAGACGCTTCAACGACCTTTCCGACCTGCTGATGTGCGTGAATCATGGTAACGGTGTCATGATCCAGTGGATGTCTTCCAAAGACCGCAAAGTGCTGCGGCTCGCCTCGATCCAGAAACCAGAACAACCCCACTGATCCGATTGGAAGGAAGCGCGCGGGGTCTTCACTTGCACCCCGTTGCAAAGTCTCCCCTTCATGTAGAGGGACCATATACTTGTCAGAAAGAACCTCAACCCTGCGATCCTTCGGCGTAGGAGAGTAAGCCCATATGTCGCCCTTCGCCAGTCCTACGTTGACCGCAGACACGAGAGGCAACCCGATGCAATCGCAACCGACACCCTTCTTGCGGCCCTTGTCTCGATAGGGTGTTCCAACCCAAGAGCGAACCTCCTGCATGAAGGTTTCGACCGGAACGGCGTTCGAGTCTTCGAGGGAGACAGTTTCCATGACCATGACGCGCTACCCTCAGTTCTTGACGTTGGGGGTTTCGAGGGCTTCTTCCTCGGTAGGCATGAACGGAAAACCCCGAAAGTTCAGAAGATTGTTGAACTTGGTCTTGCACGTGCTGGCCAGTTTGTCACAACCGGCTACGACTTCAAGCTGATCGCCGAAAGACACCGGAAAGGGCATCCGTTCCATGAGCGTGATCCGGCTGGCCTGATACCCAAGGACTTCCACCTTCCGGTTCGCATTGTTCCCCGAGAGGAAGCGCAACGTTCCGTATTGGAAATATCCATCAGGTTGAGAGACGCTGATCACGAAAGTCCGGTCATCGTGAATCTGCGACGTGACGGTTCCCGTAAACGTCAAGTCCACGAGGGACCGGGTGCAGCGTGCGTCCCCGAGGTTCGCGCTACATTCGAGGGAGTAAGTCAGACCTTGCCTGCGCTGAATCCGTTCGGAAAGGCCACGGACCTCCACATCAAAGGACTGGCCCATCCCCTTGATCTCACCGAAGTAGCCCTTCTTGAGGGCCAGAAGACCAGTCTGAGGGTGCGTCCATTGGGCAAGGTAGATCGTAATCTGGGCGTCATCATACTTCCCGGCGATCAGGTCTTCCTCGCGCAACGCCGGACTATCCAAGGCCATGACGTTCATGTTATCAACCGTCATGCCTTCCTTGGACTCGACGGCAGACCCGGAGAACGCACTGGTAGGTTCAAAGACACGAAGCGTTCCCCCCAGATCATAGACCAGTTCCTTGTCATGATTGGTCAGGAACACCTGAACACCATCAGACCTTACGATATGCCAGCATAGGCACAAGCCGACACTGGGCAGCCTGAGATACTGGGCGAAGTCAGAACCGATCAGGGTCAGTTTCACGGGCGAACCTCATTCGTCCTTCGAGCGGACCTCAACCAGTTTTACCTCGGTAGCCGAACCGATGCCATAGGTTTCCAGCCGGATAGGCAGCCGATCAGTCTGAAAGCGCACCGGAACGTGGAAGCGATACCCCGCCGTAACTTCCACCCCATCACCGGGTGATATGACATGACGGATGCGGATGTCACCGGGCGCAGTTTCGTTCACACCCGGAACCGTAGAATAGGGGACCGGAATCTCAAACGTGATGGTTTTCCCGGTGTTGTCGATGTTCGTGACGCGCCACGGTTCCTTCTCGGTAATCCTGTTCTCGCGCAGGGCAAACCCCGAAATCTGCACCCGGTCGTTGACGGCGATGCCCGTAAAGGACTGAGACCCGGTCCATTCGATAGAACGAACACGACCGGACCCCCGGATCATTTCAGCATCAGAGAGAGTCACAGACCCGCCAGACCCGGTAAACGTGACCATCCCGGTAGTGTGATCCACGTCATAGGTGGAAGACGATTGCGTGACTCCATCAAGGGCCACGAGAACAGAACCTACCTCCGGTTTTCTGATGATTCGAACGGCGTCTTCGCCCCCGGCGTCGTAGGTCTTCACCAGTTGGAAAGAGAACCGCGAGCCGTCACCGATACCGATCAACTGATCGACGGCAGTGATCGGTTCGGGTTCTCTGGACTCCACCCCGACCGCGAAACTGGAAGTAAAATCCACGGGATCGCGGAAACGGAACCCATGCTGTTGACCCTTCACGACCCGGAACAACCGCTTGAGGGCATGAAGCTGTTCCATGGTCCTGACGCCATAGGCCACGTTGTATTCCATGAGCGGTTGGTCCCAATAACCGATCCGCTGATCATGACCACTGTCCGTCGTCGAGACGCGCGTGGAGAAGACCTCAGCCCCATCCGATTCGTAGCTGATGTCATACGGGAAGATCGCGTCTTCAAGGAACATCTCGTCCTCCAGCCATGAAAAGTCCGGGTAATTCTGAACCAGCAACCGAACCTCAAACATTGACACGTCCAAGATCGGTTCTGTTCCTGTCAGGGTAGTGACACGATACCCCAATTCTGCGTCAGGGAAAGACTTTCCATTCCACCTGTCACCGGAAGGGGTAAAGAGTTCCGCGACATGGACCGTGCCAAAGGACGTGGAAGGAGACACGTTCCCGATGACTTGACCAGACTGACCGGGAAAGCGGACCCGGAAGGACAGGGTAGCACTTGTCGTATCAGCCCCGCGACGGCACCGCGCAAGAAGGTTGACCCCAAGAAGAACGTCAGGATCACCCGTGGGGCCTTTGATCCTGTAGAAGTCCCGGAAGTCAACTCCACGGGCAGACACGTAAGCGTTGTCACGGTTGTTGTTGGTGACAGAAACCGCCCGCCAGTTCTGAGAGGCGTTCCCGACGATGGAGAAATCAGAGTCATAACCGTTCTGAAACGGAACGCGCGCTTCAACCCTGACATCGCCAAGGTATGCTGCAAGCGTGTTGGCAGGGCGCGAAAGCAGATACACATCATCAAAGGCGTGTTCGTTTCCGTTGACCCCGCGAAGGGTAAACCCATTCAAGGTTAGATCACCTTGAGTGTAAGACCACGACCCGGCAAGCCGAAGATCAACCCGGACCTCAACCCGGTTTGGGGAACCCTTGACGAAAGACAGTTCCACATAATGCCATTCGTCCTGACGGATCAGCCCAACGACCGTAGGAGTCTGAGTCCCTACCCCTGTTCCGGTGATATTCAAAGCCCCTGTGGTAAGCCTGACAAGGTTCAGGAACGGGAAAGAGTTCACGCCGTCTGTGTAGAGCAACCGACAGATATGACCCTCAACGGGCGTCCCTCGAAACCGAAAGGCGAAGCCGAGCGTCACCCCATCCTGTTCCGGGAACTGAAACCGGATGCCGCCTTCCGTGTCCGGATGCTCAATAGCAAACCCAATAGCGTGCCTAGCTGCAACCCGTTGCAACCCGGAGCGCACGCCTTCCCATCCGGTTCCAGTCAGGTAAGAGGGGATGCTGCTGTCCGGTAGAAGATCAAACCCGTCTGCCCAAAGGAGCGTGGTCATGAATCACCCGTTCCGTTGGGCCATACGAGAGAGTTCACGAGCGATAGTGGACGAAAGCTGACCTTGCGACCTGCGGAACGAATCCGCATCCGTAGCCTTGACGTTTATAGTGACGTTCTGGATGTTGCCACCCCCGGTGCCACCCCGGATGTTTACCGGGATGCGACCCGAGGGAATAGGGACGTAGGCTTCCGGGGAACGACCCTCACCGAACATGGATAGCTGAGGGCCACGAGCGATACCGCCGTCAGAATAGGTCTCAACTTCGAGGGGGCCGCTAGGGGTCATGATACCACCCTTGGCAAACCCGAACAAAGACCCAATGCCGCTGAATAGACCACCAAAGAGGCCGCCGCCTCCGCCGCCTCCGCCGCCGAAAATCCCGAGAAGGCCGTTCAGAATACCACCACCGCCGCCGTTACCGCCTTCGAACAGAATCTTGATGAAGTTGTCGATAGCCATGTCTCGCAGCTTCCGGCCAAAATCCGAGATGAAAGCTTCCATATCAAGACGACCCTCATCCAGAGCCTTCTTGAGGCCGGAAGACAGGCTGTCCTTGAACAGGTTGCCATACCCGAGAATCATGTCTCGGGCAGCCGCCGCATCCATGGCTGCGTTTGCTTGCTGACGGATCGTGTCCAGTTCGATCTGCGACAG